TAACCGAAAAAGAGCAGAGGCTTTAGATGCCTCCCGTGCCACCCCTACAAAGTTTCATTACGACGCTACGCGAACAAGCCCAGAAGAAATTATTGTGTTACCTTCTTTTTATGCTGAAGTTGGTAACGCAATACCAATGCTTGACACTAAACTTTTTACTAAAGTTATTCGTCAAAACAAAACCCTTCTTAGAGCGGGAGAAGTAACCCAAGGTCTTGATTCCATAAACTCCCTGTGGAAAATTAGCGTTTTGCTGCGCCTTGGTTACACTCAACGTAACATTGTTGAAGGATTCCTGCGTTCCGCAGCCGTCATGGGCATGGTAGCAACAAACCCTAAAGCAATCGGGCATAGTTTTGCTAATTCGAAACGTTACATGGGAATGAAGCGTGGCTTAAAAATTGAAAGAAAAGTTTCTAAGGACTTAGAAGACATTCGTAGCGTTTTACGTGAGAACGAATTAATGCTTCTTGCGGAAAGAAAAAAAATTGGTCAAGGAAAAGAAAGTGCCGAGACAAAAAGAATCCAAGCAGAGATAGACAAAGATTTAGAACTGGTTAGGGCGACTCAAGTAGAACTTGGGGAAGCCGCTGCTGAAACTAGGCGCATTAATGATACTCGCGTAAAGGGTGGCGAACAACCTAACGTATTAGGTGATGAAAAATACGATGGTGCTTTTCAAGGTGCTCAAGGAGTGCTGGCTCGCATAAATTCTTCTTCGGATAAAACGCAGCGAACGGTGTTTGAAAACGCTAGTCAAAGAGCAATGGCTAAACTTGAAGGAGATCCGTCTTTTAGGGAAATGATACCTATGGATCTTGACGCGGATGGAATGTTAGATTACTGGGAGTACTATACTCAATTAATTAACCGTCGTTATATTGATGATCCGCTTGCAAAACTAATCCTTAGAGACGCAGACTTCAACGCTATTGACCGTTGGTTTAAGACTCCCGAAGGATCGCGGTATTACGAAGAAGTTTTTTCAGCACGGTACGGCAAATCTGGAGAGCGTGTTCAAGACGACAGAAGCGCAATGATACAAGACGCTCTTGACGCAATAGAAACGGAAGTTCCCGCAGGTAGTGCGCTTCGCAAACTTGTTATTGAAAGGCAGTCTTCAGGTAAGCAGTTAAAGACTAGCGAAGTTAATGCTGTTGCCCCATCAAAAGTTTCAGAACTTCCAATTATTATGGGTCGTCAGGCTGAACAAGGTGGCATGGGGACGTTAAAAGAAATCATGGGTTTTGCTAAAGGGGTTCCTGACTGGGCAATGAAATGGCTTGGTACTATTCCTGAAAACAATCTCCTTCGTCATCCTTTCTACAAGAACATGTACAACGCTCGCCAAAAAGAACTATACGAAATTGCACTTGGTCAAGGGCAAGACGTAGGTTTGGCCTCAGTCAAGGCTGGTATTAACAAGTCGGCTCACAGCGATGCTCTACGTGCGACTAAAGACACAATGTACACTATTGAAGAGTTGTCCAATGCTGCGGAACTTCTTCGTTTTGTTTCTCCTTTCTTCCCTGCTTGGGAAAACAGCATTCGCACTTGGGGTCGTATTACGTATCAGAATCCCGCGATTCTTGGTGCCGGTAATATCCTTTGGAACATTCCGAACAGTATGGGCATGGTTGTTGATGAAGACGGCGAGCAAGTCAACAAATCAAGTATGCTTCGGGATGAGAATAATTTTATTGTTTGGCCTGAGCCTGTTGCTAATTTTCTTCGGAAAGACTTTGGTCCTTTTACTCCGGGCGAGTCGTTAAGAACACGCCAGTCAGGTTTCAATGTTATCTTTCCCGGTGGTGAGCCTTGGTTTGCTGGTGTAGGGCCAATGACTCAGATCCCCGTTTCTCTTCTTTTGCGCGGAAAGCCTGAAGATCAAGAACTGTTGAAGAACTTGTTTGGTGAAGAGTTGTATCGGCAAGTTGTTCCCAGCGGAAGTGCTAACGCAGATATTGTTGACGCAATGTCACCTACAATTGTTCGTAGGGTAAAACAAATGTATGCAGGTGATTCTTCTGATAGCGCATACTTGACTTTGTATAATCAGATTATGCAAGATTCTTACATTAAGGCACAACTTGAAGACCGCAGTCTTAATGACAAAGATTTCAAGGCCATTGAAAAAAAGGTAAACAAGTTTTGGAGATGGCAAATTCTTGCAGCAGGTATCGCGTTTACACAGTCTAGTTACGAGTCTCCTAACCGGCTGGCGCGTGACAAGTGGAATGAACTAATTGATGACACTTCTATCCCTTATGACAGAAAACTGGAACGATTTACTAAAGAATTTGGTAGCGACTACGATGCAATTACTCGCTCAACTAGCAACACCGAAACAAAGTTGCAACCAAATCTTACTACTTGGAATCGTATTACTAAGAACAAAGACCTTGTTGAAGAGTTAAATCAGATGGACCCGGAACTTGTTGGCATGTTCGGTAATATGGGTTCGTTCGATGATCCTTTTTCTTTCGCTGTTATGGGTGAATACTCTTCTACTGAAATTGGCGGGAAAAAAATCCGAGGTAAACTTAAGCCTAGTAATGTTAATCAAAAGAACGAGATTGCTGATGGTTGGCGTGAGTGGAGAAAAGTTAGAGACGCGATTGATGAAGAACTAATTAAGCGCGGTCTTTCTAGCCTTCAAGTTAACGACGCTAAACCTTTTGTGGATATTTTGTATAATTTTGAACAAGATCTTACGGTAAGGTATCCTGCTTGGAATTTAGAAAAAGAATCTTACGAGCAGAAGTTGCCTGTTTTTATTGCTGGCGCAAGAAAGATTGTGGAGAATCGTGATCTTGTCGAAGAAGATTCTACAGTTGAAAAGATTTCAGATTATCTAAAAATACGTGAGGCGATTGTTCAAGAACTTCGCAAGAACCCAGACGATGATGATGTAAGAAAAAATATCAAGGATATTGGCTACGCTGCTGCTTTTCAGTTTAGGCAAGAAGACATTGGTTTTGCTGATTTTTACGATCAGTATTTTGCCTCTGATGATTTTAGGGAGATCTAATGGTTGAACCCGGTTCAAGACCCGGTGAAGTGACAAGTACTGATTCGTTTATTGCCCAAATTCACGGTGAGAGTAACACAGGTAGTCAGACGCCCATATGGGTATCTGGCCCTAGGGGTAAAAAAACTGAGATGACTCTTGACCAAATGCAACTGGAACTTGAAGCAGCGGCTGCTACTCGAAACCCTTCTTACAATGCTATTGTTGAGTCTCTTTATCAAGGTAATTTTATTAGCAAAGCCCAAAAAGATCAACCTACTAGCGTTGTGGCGGCTTTGGAAATGCCTTTTAATCTGTATAATGGCTATGCCAGACGCTTAGGCAATGACGCTATGCCTTACGATAAATGGTTTGATTGGTATTCAAAAGGTAACAAGCCAAGAAGTGAAGGTGGTGGATACACTGGACCTACCTCTTCTGTTACTCTTGCCAACGAGTACGACCTGAGGGAGGCTGCTAATGCTGTGGCTTCTACTGTTCTTGGTCGTGGTATTGAAGACAGCGAGTTTGAAGAAGTGCTTAAAAAAATCCGCAAGCAGGAAAAAGCACAGCCTACGATTAGCACTCCGTCAACGGGTAAGAATGTTACTAAGGCTGGGTTGACTGCCGAGGGTCGCCAAAACATTATGCGTGAATCTTTGATGAAAGGTCCAGAGGCTGAAGAGTACAGTAAGGCCACCAAGATGATGGGCGTTTTTGCTAAAGCCCTAGAGATGAGACCTGATGGCTCCTAACGATTTGACTGCTAAAGAAAAGTTAATGGACATTAACGATAACGGCAAGGTGTCCAAGAAAGAGCGTCGCGCGTTTAAGGAAGAAGCACCTGAAAGTGTCGCTTCTTCTCTTGACATGGCTTATGCTTTGCTAACAACTTTAGAAAACTCTGAAGATCCCGAGGCTCAAGCGTTTTTTCAATTTTTTAATACGCTAAATGAAGAATACATAAATGATCCTACTGGCTTTAGCGAAGACGCTGCTGCTATTAGAATGGCTTCGCAGCCTTGGATGATGAAGTACAAAGATGTCGCTATTAAGGACATGAATTTTGAGGCACAAAACCCCGGTCTGTGGGCAGAGACTGTAAGTTCTGCTGTAGAAGTGTATCGGGATGCTGCTGCTCAGGCTGGCGCAGTCATGTCAGACGATCAGTTGCGTGAGTTTGCTATTAACGCTCGTCGTTCTGCTTGGAATCAAGCGGAGGCTACTAACGCAATGGCTGAGTATGTTAATGCTCAGAACGGTGTGTTTAGTGGTGCTGCTGGTAAGTTTCAATCTACGATTGCTGATTGGTCTAGAACAAATGGTCTGGGTCTTAGCGATGATGCTGTTAATAAATACGTTCAACAAGTTGCTGCTGGTGATTTGACTGAGGATGATGTTAAACAGCAGTTAAGGAATCAGTACATGGTTGGTACGTATCCTGCTTGGGCGGAACAAATTCAGGCTGGTCAAGATCCTTCAGACATTGCTTCACCTTACAAGCAACAGATGGCTAATCTTTTAGAGGTTGATCCTGAGTCACTTGACTTAAATGACACGTTGTTGCAAAAGGGTTTGCAGGGTGTTGGTGCTGATGGGAAGCCGGGTGTTGTTCCCATGTATGAGTTTAAGAAGATGATTCGCAAGGATGAGCGTTGGGATGCGACTGATAATGCTTTGGATGAGTACACGAGTGCTGGTATGAATATACTTCAGATGTTTGGGTTGAGGTGATTTGAATGGCTATAAGTATTCAAGAAGCAGAGCGTAGGCTTAACGCTGGTGAAGATATAAGCGCAATTACGGAAAGACAATGGGAGCAGTTAAAGGCTATAGAAGCAGCCAACAACAATGTGGGTAGAGGCCCACAGCCTCAAGCAAGCGCAGAACCCGGTCCGGGTTTTCTTAGTGGTGTTAGTAGTAGTACTGAGTCCGGTTCTACTCCTGAAGAAATATATTTTGCTAACAGGGCCGCTCAAGACAAAAGCGAGGCGGCAGCAAAGAAACTTTCAGAGCAACGTTCTGCTAAAGCGTTTCTTAGAACACTACTAACTCAATACAACATGGGTTCTTTGGCTGGGCAGATAGAGGCGATGGTTCAAGATTCAACTAATCAGGATTACTTGGCTGAGAAGATACGTCAAACTAGCGAGTATAAGACTCGATTTAAGGGCTTAGTTGCTTTGCAGGGTCGTGGAAACACGGACGTGCGTAACGAGGCAGAGTATTTGAATCTTGAAACTGATTACCGCAGGGCTTTTAACGAAGCCGGTCTTAGGGATTACCTTGGTGCTGATGGCAGCCAAAGCGAGTACGATTCTATTGCTGAACTTGTTGGTGATTATAGCGTATCTGTTGAAGAAGTAAGAGGCCGCATTGGGGATGCTCAGCGTGTTGTTGCTGATACTCCTCAAGAGGTTCGTAATTCTTTACAAAGATTCTACAACATTGATGCTACGTCTTTGGTTGAGTACGCTCTTGATCCTGTACGTAGTCAAAACAAAATTAACACTCTTGCTAATGCTGCTATTGTTGGTGGCTTTGGGAAAATAGCAGGTCTTGATCTTGATGTTTCTGCTGCCGAATCTGTTAGTGGTCTTGCAAACGATCAAGACATAAACATGAACGCATTAAACAGGGATCTTGTCAAGGGCGTGGAGGTTAGAGATGCTACTTCACGTCTTGCAAACATTGACCGTATGGAACTTTCGGACAGTGAAGCGTTGCTTGCTTCAATGGATGCGGACGCTACGGCAAAAAAGAAAGTAAAGAACTTGCAGTCTCGTGAACGTGCAAGGTTTGGTGGGTCTTCTGGTTTCAACAGGGAGTCCTTAAAGAACGTCAACACTATATAACTGAATAAGGGCGTGAATGGAAAGCCTTGCTGTAAAGCCCTATAAGGGAGCCAGCAGGAGACGAGGGTTCGATTCCCTCCATGTCCACCACTAGACGGATCTATCGGCCCCGTTGGTGTATAAAGTCCGATAGTCACAGCCTTCTTTTCCTTCCCCTAGGATTTGAAGTGGGTGGCGATAACCTATCAATGAATAGTAAGGGAGTAAATAATGTCTGATTACGACTGGGACGATGACGATACAGATACAACGAATGACAGCACTGGCATGAAAGAGTTGCGTAAGGCGCTTCGCGCGGAGCAAAAACGCAACAAGGAAATGTCCGGTAAACTAGACGAAATGTTGAACTCGTCTCGTGATCGTACTGTTAAAGATATTATTACGTCGAAGGGATTGCCTGATAAACTTTCTAAGTTGATCCCTTCTGATGTTACATCCCCTGAGGATGTGGAAAATTGGATTGCAGAATACGCCGACTTGTTTGGTGCTGCACCTTCCGAAGAAAATCAGGAACCAGCGGTTGATGCCGCAGATATGCAAGCGTTGAATAGAATTTCTTCAACGCAACAATCTGGACAAGTGTTCGATGGGGACGTTGACCAACTGGATGCTCGCATCCGTGCGGCTCAGTCACCCGAAGAACTAAACAAGGTCTTATTTGGTAGTGCTCATGGACCGCAGGTTGTTTGATTAACTAAAACATTCATTAAATCTATTCACCTTGGAGGTGAAATCGCACAATGGCTAACGCTTATACAGACACAACCGCTATGGCCAACTTGGTCCAAGCGGCGTATGACCGATATGTAGAGTTCGCTCTACGTTCGCAACCTTTGTTCCGCAACCTTGCGGACAAGCGTCCAGTACAGCAAGCAATGCCCGGTTCCAGCGTAGTATTTTCGCTGTATCAGGACATGGCTGCAGCGACATCGACTCTTACAGAGACGACTGATCCTGACGCTGTTGCTATCGCTAACACGAACAACGTAACTGTTACTCTTGCTGAGTACGGCAACGTTGTTCTTGAGACAAAGAAACTAGGGGAATTTGCTTTCTCCGACGTCGACCCAGCAATCGCTAACCTTGTTGCATACAACATGGCCGATTCAATTGACACTGTTGTTGTTGCTGTTCTTAACGGTGGAACCAACGTGTTCTACGGTGGAGACGCTACCGCAACAAACGAGATTGTTGCTGCAGACGTGATGACCGGATCTTTGATCCGCAAGTCGGTTTCCAAGATGCGGGCAGGTAACTCTGTTCCTCGTGAAGGAATGCTGTACGCAGCATACATGCACCCAGAAGTTGCATACGACCTTCGTTCAGAGACTGGCGCGTTGTCCTTTGAGGACATCCGCAAGTACACTGATCCTAACGTAGGCAACGTCCTTAACGCCACGACCGGCGTTTATGGTGGAGCATATGTCGTGGAGACCCCACGCGCAACTGTTGCTGCAGATGGCGCTGCTTCCATCAACGTTTACCGTTCGATCATTGCTGGACAGCAAGCACTCGCTGAGGCTACCGCTGTTGAGCCGGGTATCGTTCAGGGTCCAATTGTGGACAAGTTGATGCGGGCACGGCCTATCGGCTGGTACAGCCTGCAGGGCTGGTCAATCTACCGTCAAGATTCCTTGCGTCGGATTGAAACTTCTTCAAGCATTGCGTAAGTGATGTTCGGGGGGCACCTTTCGGGGTGTCCCCCTCCCACATTTTGAAACTATTTTAAGGATCTTGCTATGGCTGATAATCTTCCTGACATTATTGAGAATCAACTTCTTGATGCGCTTGTCGGTACTTCTACTTACAGCGTTACTGGCGCTATTAAACTTCGCTTGATGACAGCCAATGGCAGTGATGCTAGTGCTGGTACTGAAGTTACTGGTGGTTCGTACGTTGCTCAAACTATTACTTTTAGTGCTGCTTCTAGTGGTGCTATTGAAAACAGTGGTGCTATTTCGTTTACTGGTATGCCTGCTGCTACCGTGGTTGGTATTGAAATTTATGACTCTGCTGGCTCACCTAAGCGACTGCTTTATGGGGCTTTGACTTCTCCTCGCACGGTGACTGCTGGTGACACGGTGCAGTTCGCTTCGGGTGCAATTGACATTACGCTGTCCTAATGCTAGACGTAACTGAGGACGTTGTATTTGGTCTGGGGTTTCCTCAGATTGTTGACGGTGTAGCAGATTTTAGTGCCGCATCGAACATGGTAAGTTTGGCTAACGCTACTCTTCTTGCAACGTCCGCTTTGTCGGGTGCTTCTGGAATGACAGCCACGGTTACTATTGGTAACGTGTCGGCTTCCGTGATGTCTGCTGAAGTTGACATGACTGTTTTGACTAATATTTCTAACGCTGCTGCTTCTCTTGTTGCGGGTCAATCCAACATGACGGCAACCTCAAGTCGCATTTTCTTTACTGAATTGGAAATGTCCGCAGAAGCCAATATGACGGCCGTTGTGCGTAGTGTTATTGTTACCGCTCCTAGACCCCTAAGTGGGGCTGTAAACCTCTCAGCGTCGCTGTATGAGCCGTTAAACGTGCTTGACCTACCAACCGTGCAGTACACGTACACCGAGGACAGGTTGTTGAGAAGGTACAGCATAACCTCCGGTATTTCGCTGATTATTAACGGGACAACTGGGGTTCTTGTGGACTTTGTTTCCCAAGAGGACACCCTCACCGCTGACTACTATTTTGCTGGTGGGCACAGGCATGTGCTTAGCCCTGAAGAGGTAACGGCTGTTACGAACGCTGGCTACGCCAACTTAATTACTATAGAAACCCTTTAAGGAATAACATGAATTGTAGAACTGGATGTAAAACAAAAGACCATGAGAGTTATGCTCAGTGTCTTCAGGACGCTAACGTCCGTGTCGCTGCAACCATGAACAACCCTTTCTCCACTGATGTTAAGAAGGAACTGTCTGCTTATCAGTCGGCTAGGGTGAATGGTATACAGCCAGAAGGAACAACGATCACTAAAGTACGTGAAGCGGAATCAGCATCACGGCTACTAGGTCGTCCATACAATGCTGACGTTGATCCTCCCGCTAAAATGGTTGTCAACAAGAACGCTGCCAAGTTTGTTAATGTGAGTGCAGCATGACAACATTTAACGAAATGATTGACGACACTCTCCTGCACTTGCAGGGATACACAAAACAACAAGATCAAGTAACCCACCTTACTGCCGACACTACATCCACAGCAACAACAATGATTGTTAACGACGTTACTTCGATCTCTCGCGGTACCGCTGAGGTCGGCAACGAACTCATTTGGATAGATAGCGTAGATCAGCAGACAGGCACAGTAACTATCCCGCCTTACGGCAGGGGTTACCGTTCTTCCACTGCGGCATCACACACGTCGGGTAGCATGGTTACTTCGTCACCAATGTTTCCACGCAAAATGGTGAGTCAAGCGTTAAACGATGCAGTCATAGCCGTGTACCCGGAACTGTTTGCTGTGGGAACCACTGAAATAACTTTTAACCCGGCAGTGACAACTTACGAGTTGCCTGTTGGTGCCCTTGACATTCTTCAAGTATCGTGGCAGACAACAGGGCCTTCTAAAGAATGGCTACCTGTGCGTCGTTTCCGCGTGGACAGGCATGCCGCAACAGGATCATATTCAAGTGGCGTGTCTTTGAGCGTGTACGATTCTATCGTACCCGGTCGTCCAATGAAAATAACTTTCACAAAAGAACCTTCACCTTTAGTAAACGATTCAGATGTCTTCAATACGGTAACTGGGTTACCTAACTCTTGCGAAGACCTTGTTCGTTTCGGTGCCGCTTACCGGCTGGTTCCGTTCTTTGACTCTGCTCAAGCAAGCGGTGACTCTGCACAAGCAGACTTCTCCGCAGGACAGCGACCTATTGGTTCGTCTAGTGCGTTGTCCCGCTTCCTTTTGCAAATGTATCAAGTAAGACTAGCAGAAGAAGTAAAGGGAATGCAGTCCGCTTTCCCTGTCCGTTCGCATTACACTAGGTAAAGGAATAAAAAATGGCTAGAAGGTATTACTCTAGTATAGCAGCGAGGACCACTCTTTCCTCTTCTATTACTAGCACTGCAGTAACAATGGGGGTTGTCGCTGTAAGCGGTTGGCCGTCAAGTTTTCCCTACACGCTAATCATTGACTCTGATTTAGCAACAGAAGAAGTCGTTACGGTTACCGGGAGGTCGGGTCTTACTGTAACAATAGTTCGTGGAGTTGATGGAACTACTGGTCAGGCGCATGACGCTGGAAGCCCAGTGCAGCATGGTGTTTCGGCACGAGACTTTGACGAGCCGAACACTCACGACAACACAGCGGTTAAACACGTAACTGTTGTTACTTCTTCTTCTCGCCCCGGAAGCCCTTCTGCTGGTGAGATTATTTATGAAACAGACACAACATTATATTTCGGGTGGAACGGTTCCGCTTGGACAGGCATTGGCGGTTCTTCCGGCGGCGCAGGACTACAAGACGTTTTCTTTCTGATGGGTGCCTGATGTTTACTACCGCTACTAGGTTTCAAGAGAAAGCAGTATTGAAAGAGGATGGCTGCTGGGAGTGGCAGTCAATTCAAAATCATAACGGCTACGGTCGTTTCTACCATCATGGTCGCAAGACCATGGCTGCTCATAAATGGGCTTACTTAAACTGGATCGGAGAATACGAGGACGGTTTGGTTCTTGACCATCTATGCCGTAACCGTGGTTGTGTAAACCCTCTCCATCTTGAACCCGTTACTGCTAAGGAAAATACCAATAGAGGTATTAGAGCAAACTCTCTAAAAACGCATTGCAAAAGAGGGCATGAGTTTACCGAAGAAAA